GAAAGGTACGTATTCTGCGCAATCTCCCCGACTGTCGCCGGTTCGGTGACGCTTAATTCATTAAACACCACTCTGGCGGTTTCGGTCATATCCTGCTGTTTCAGCATGTCTTTTTCCCTTTTCCGGTTAACGTGACACACCAATAACTCTTGTCGAAAAAGCCAGCAAGCTGAAAGACCGGTATTCACCGCCGCCAGCGCGTTTACTGTACTGGAGTGATTTCAGTCATAAAAAAACCCGCCTGGCGACGGGTGTAAAAAGTCTTCTAACGTCAGGCATAAAACGCCCATCGTTAGGGCAAATTTACCACAGATTCCGGAAAAATCAACCTTGTTACCTGGTTACCTTTTTTAACTGCCTCTCAGCCCATGCTTCCTCAATATCAAACTTGCTCACCAGCGCATCATAGAATTTCTTAACTGTTTTTTCCCATGACGCGCGTGTTATCTGGTTTGTCACCTCGCATATAGCATTAAATGCCTCTGTTGACGGCAATCTTTCATAGCCACGACCACCACAACGCTGGCAGTCCCTGATAACAGGCATACCCCGTTTTTCAGACTCTTCACGATGAATGGCAACACCGCGCCCACGACAATCTTTACAGGCGGTGGAAACCTCCCCCTTTCCGCCACACTCCGGACAGGCAACTTTTACCACCTCCCTGACTTTTTTCCATTCCTCCCAGTAAGACGGATACACGCCTTTTGTGCACTTTGCCCACACTGGCGGCTTACCATCCGGATACTGGATCTTGTTTGTAAAAACCTCGCTTTCAATAAATTTTTTTCCGTGACAGCAGGGGCACTGTTTTTTGCTCGCCGCGCTACGGGCATAATCTTCAAACGCATACGAAGCCATAATACGCATCACTGCCGGTTTTATTTCTGCCGGGAGTTTTCTTAACGCCGCCACGCAATCACACCGACTGAGTGCATATTCTGTCAGCAATTCTGTTGCCCGTTCTCTGTCATTCATACTAATGCCCATTTTCCCAAGAAACGCAGAAAACCCCATCTCAGCCCGATTCTGTGTCATGCCCTGCGCGGCCATCACATCAGTGATACTCAGCGCATCTTTTGACGTTGAGGCCGATGCATCAGTCAGGCCGGGGGATTTTGGGGAGTAGTATTTCGGTAAATCTTCCAGTTTCATTTTTTGACCTGCCCTTCAAGCATTATGGGGTAAATCTTCACCCCCAGACGTCCACCAGATACTGGCTGACCACGTACAATATTGATTTCATCAAACTGTTCATCGTCGATAAGCAGTCCCGCATGCGTCAGCGCATCCAGCGGTGCTTTCAGAATGTTGTCCAGGTCACGACGACGCTTATCCGGTGGCTCTGCAATAATTTTTATTGCCAGCCGTCCGGACAGGCTTAATTTCAGTCGCTGCTGGCGAACAATAAACGCCACTGCCCGGCGATAACGCTCCCCGGCTTTTGATACAAAATATGTGCTGCCACGACGTCGCCAGTAAGTATTCACCGTCGGCGGGTAAGGCAAAACAAACTCTATACACATCAATACCCCCCTTTTACCCAAGCACACCGGTTGCAAAGGCGTGATCAAGAAAACGAAAAATTAAATCAACCTGAGAACCATGCTTTTCTTCGAACGCCAGCGGATCCGCATGAAGCTCGTTATGATGCTCCCGACACAGCGGTAGCGTGAAAATATCGTGGGCTTTTGTTCCCATTCCCCCCTGACCATGACCAATCAGGTGATGCGGATCGTCAGCTGGCTTACCACAACACGCACACGGCTGTGTCTTTACCCAGCGCGTGTATTTCTCATTAACCCAACGGCGATGTTTAGGCCGCTTCATAAACGATTCAGGAGACTCCGGATCAACGGCGATACTGGCAACCGTTTTTTTCTGTGGTGGATTTTGTTGCTGGTGGACGTGAAGTGGCAGCGCAATATTTTTTGTGCGCTGCTTCAGTATGCTGATGGCTGTCTGTTCTCCCGGTACGATGTCACTCTCACGGTATACGGAGCGGATTTTTTCCACCGGTAATCCCAGCGAACGACGCGCTACTGCCTCAGGTAGTGCATCCACCACCTGATTGCAGGCCGCCCACCAGGATAATTCGGCCAGCGATAACTCCCTCTCCTGCGTACCGTTTATTGCGTGACGTATAACATCAATCATCCAGACTGCCAGATTCTGCTGAGCAAGTTGATCGAGTGATTCTGATGTCTGGTCGCGCAGCTGGTTGTCACAGTGCCAGCACAACACCATCGCGCCGGTACCGTAACGGTGAATGACGGTTTCGCTGTGATGATAATCGCCGTGTGGCCACTGGCAGGATTTCACGTGACGTAATAACCAGTCAGACAGTGCACCTGCACCACCTGCTGCACGAATAACCCGCTCATCGCTGAAAAATGGCAGTAATGTTTTATCCTCTGCCAGCGGCTGGCGAACGGCAGGAACGACTCCGGACGGCAGACCGCGCATGTTTTTCGGTTCCGGTTCCACCAATATTCTGCCGTTATGGAATGCTGACATTGATTCACGGCCCGGCTTAAGGAGCACCATCCCGAGTTCCGGTACCAGAACAGGTCGAAGTAATACCCGCACGTTACCTCCAGATGCGCTGCTGGAATGTGCGGGACGGACGCGGTGGGCGTTCGGAATAAGGGAGCCTGACGGAGATTATCCAGTGACGACGATCGAAGCTGAGATCTTTCTGAAACTCGTAACCACGTCTGCGGTAGCACTGGATCAGCCATTCGGCCTGTTCTTCAGTGCATGGGTCATGCTGGAACCAGTCAGATTTGAATGCATGAGAACGCCGCCCGTGCCTGCTGGCAGGGGCGGCGGAGTTATCCGAATTGTGTAATTTGGTATCTTGCGCCATCGGTTGTCTCTGCTGGCGCAGCAGGTGCCAGTTGTTCAGGCTGGCGTGCGGCAATATTGTCTCTGATTTCTGTTGTCGTCAACAGGCAGCGTGCTATCATCGAATAGTGTTCTATCCTACTCCGTGAGGTTTACCATGCGTACAACCCAACAATTCAGCATTACATTAACTAACGAGATGGCTGACATGGTGCGCGCCCGTGTGGCTTCCGGCGCCTATGCTTCAGAAAGCGAGGTCATTCGTGAAGGGCTTCGCGCACTGAATGAGCGCGATAAAGCAATCGAAGCGTGGTTAACGCATTCAGCCGCCCCCTCTCTTGATTCTATCCGCGAAAACCCAAACAACGGACGCTCCATTTCACAGGTTCGCGTCGCGATTCGATCCGGGAAGTAATCTGCATGACATATGAAGTCATCATTACTCCTGAGGCCGAACAACAAATAATCAACCTGCACAGATATATAACGGAGAAAGCAGGGAACATCATTGCTGACAATTATGCCAATGCGCTTCTTGATTATCTTGATGGGTTTTCTACATTCCCGCATCGGGGCAATAAACGCGATGATATTCGCCAGGGGATGCGGGTAACTCATTTCCGCCACAGAACGATTATTGCTTTTGCCGTTGATGGCAGAAAAGTCTTTATTGTCGGTATCTATCATGGTGGGCAAAGTTATGAAACCGATTTCTTATAAACTTTTACCCACATCATTCCGGTGTTAGAATAAACCGTCTGCCCCTCTCTTACTGCGGATTCGTAGGCTATATAAATCAAAGATCCCGGCTCATGTTTGTGGCGGGATCTTTTTTCGGCGATTTATCCCCAGCGGCAAATCGAATACACCACCAGCGCCACCGCCATTGCAATACCAACATTTGAGAAGGCCTCAGGCCAGCTCATTGGCGCACCTCCTGCGGCGGTTCTGGTAGCGGCATCCAGTGTGATGGTATCCACGACGCACCAGGTACTACCCACCCATCATTAGCGTCAGGATGCCCCGGGATGTAAGTCGCCCATTTCATTCGCCAGTCACCTTTCCTGTCAAACTCCCTGGCAACAAGAACGGCTGTTTTGGTATCCGGCATTCGCTCACTACAGCTTATCCAACCATCCGGAGTTACCGGCACTGGCTTGGCGGTATAAAGCGGTGTTATATCTGCCCGAAAATTACATGCTTTATGCAGCCGCACCCACCGTTCGACTTCTGCTTTGTCAGAATACATACCAGTGAACGTGTTATATTCACGGTCAATTTGCGTGAATGTTACCTTCCACGCCACCGGCTCTGCTTCCAGAGATGCCAGTGCGATACGCAGGGAAGCCAGGATATTCCCCTGGTAATCATCAAGCCCGAAAGGAAGCTCATCACGAACGCTTTCATAATCGTTGATAGCCTGCTGCAGCCATTCTCTTGTGATAGTGCTCATGATTCCTCTCCTTTACCGGCTGCGGCGGCGATACGAAAAAGTTTAATGTCGCCGCTGTCTGAGTTCTGCTTACTCCAGATAAGTGACGTTTCTCGCCCGCGCTCGTTGATATGCATGAGATTTCTTTCGTCTGTAAAGCATGCAGGGATGAAAGCTACAGGGAGTGGATAGAGGGCAACTGCATCATCACCCCATTGCTCAACTGCATATTTCTCATCGGTTGTGAACCTCGACATGAATGATGTGACGTTAGCATTCCTCATCCATGCAACTGGCTTAACGTCCCGCGCCTGCAGCTCAGCAATCCGCTTCTCTGCTGCTTCCAGCTCAACACGCAGCTTCCCTACCGTTAGCGCAATATCCTCGTTCTCCTGGTCGCGGCGTTTGATGTATTGCTGGTTTCTTTCCCGTTCATCCAGCAGCGCCAGCACGGTAGCTGGATTGGCTGCGGCGATGAATTCAGCATTGGCCTGCTGTTCCATTTGGAAATCTTCATCGAAACCGCTTTCAGGATGCGCTCCTTCAATTCTGCAAATGGGAATATATCCAGCAACTTCACGATGAATTAGCGCATCATCACCATCAAATCGTCCCTCTCCATATTCGAGCGACCACTCGCCACACGTTGCTTTTTCTGCCTTAGCACGCAATGCCTGATAGTCAATCTTGCTCACTGGTTGCCTCCTTTGCGAAGCTCAGCGGCGAAGGCTACTGCGTGATCATGATGTTCAAGTGTGTATGCACACTCCGCAAACATCTCCACGCCCTGCGCTCGTACTTCAGCCAGGAAAGCATCGGTGGCAGGCATATTTCCTGTTGCCTTCATGGCCTCCAAAATAACCAGAACGCCATCTCTCCCAACCTCCTCGCAGATAACCTCGGTGTTGTCGCCAACAACATCGCAGAATGCCTGAACTGCTTTACGAGCAAGTGCATTCTCCGCCGCCAGCGCCACAAGATTAGCTTCCAGCTCTGCAATACGTTTGCTTTGGGCTTCCCGTTCATCCAGCAGTGCCTGTACTACTTCAGGGTTGAAAGCTGCAATAAATTCTGCGTTGTTCTCTGCATTTTTCTGGTCATCAAAGCCAGGCCATTTGATAATGTCTCCGCAACGTTCATCCCCCGGCGTATGCACCGCATATGTATCAGTGCCCGGCGAAATGAATGCGACCCATTCGCCCTGGGTTGCCAGTTTTGCTATCTCACGTAGCGTCTGATAATTAATTTTTCTCACTGGTTGCCTCCTGGAAAATAACCGCATGTCCCAGTTTCTCCGCCAGTGCCAGTTCTGCCTTAGCGCCTGCCGACCGCTGCCAGCCTTTCAGCATGTAAATCGCATCCACGCAGCGTATCATCGCCATGCAAATATCCATGTAGTGTGGCTGTGTCAGTCCGTCCGGAAGTACTGCCGGGTTTAAAACGGTATGCCCTTCCCGTTTCAGTGCTTCTTCCGCCCTGTGAAACGCCTCACGGTTGAAATTTTCATATCCCGTCATCGGACCGGCGATATAAATTCTCACCCTCACGCCTGAACCCTCCTGTCGAAATAAACGTAGTTATTCACTGCGCCCAACTTCATCCCAAACTTTTCGGCAATTTCCCGTCGGGGTACGCCACGCTGATGCAGTTGCCGCGCCAGCTCAATATCACGCTGTGAACATTTGGCTGACTGGTGATAATCACCCCGTAACATCATGCAGATACCCAGTTCCCGCGCTTTCGTCCTGACGGCAGCCCCACTACGGCCAATCAGACTGCCGATGCTTTCGACTGTCATCGTTCCCGCACACTGCCGGAGTATCATAATTTCCGCCCAGCGCCACTTCTTCCAGCCACTCACCGCAGCAGCTCTCTGGTGGCGGTAATATCCCGGAGAATATCCCTGTGTTTGTTCAGTTCCCGCAGCGCGGCACAGACTCGCTCCCACTTCTGAACATCACTTTTCGCCCTGCGCAGCGCCAGGTTTGCCCTGCACAGGGACAGAAAAATCAGCTCATCTGCTTGCGTTTCGGTAAACGATGGCAACGACTGCACAATGTCCGCCACTGTTTCTGTTTTAATATCTTCCTGTGTTGCAGATTCCTGTACTGGTAACGCAACACCTGCTGGCTGAGGAAAGGCCTTACCATCATTTTCCGTTACCGGCACGGCTTTCGGCTCTGCTGGTAAATTATCGCCCGGCATGCAGTAACGAAATTTACCGTTCTGATTTACGCGTGCCAGGCGTCCCGTTGCGGTTACCACCGCCAACGTGGAAGCAACCTTGCGAATGCTAACACCGAACTTATCCGCCAGTTCCTCACACGTTTTAGCCCCCTCCTGACCGATAAACTCAATCATCATGTCTGCGGTAACTTTTTGTTCGACCTCCCCGGTCAGCACATCCGGTACTTCAGACTGTTCTGGCTGCTCTTCGGTTACCCCGGATTCACCTTCGCCAGCCAGAAACCAGATGTGACCCGCTTTATCAACAACGCCATTTCTTTTGAGTTCCCACAGTTCGTTGAGAACCTCTTCACGACTGATATCAAGCCGCTCAGCCAGTCCAACAGAGCTGGCTTTTCCCATTGCTTTCAGTGCGTCAAAAACGGTTTCCATTAAAATTTCCTCCTACAAAATCGCTTCTCAGATTCAAATAAAACCAGCTGCCTTCCGGCGTTCGTATTCCTGTTTCAGCCATTCAATTGGCGTTGGCCCTTTCGGGTGTTTCGCCCCTTCCAGTTGTCGTCGCACTGGCGGAACACTCATCCCGCTACCAACATGCTTTGCCCATTTCGTCAGTTGCCGTTCCGCAAGTCGTTTTAACTCACCCTGCGTCATCTGGCGCTCAATCCCTCTGGTACGCATTT